ATCAAGAGCGGTATGCCGTCGTTAATGATCCATTTGATCATGTCGCCGATGAAAGCGCCGAGAGCGGTGAGGGCTTCTGGCCCTGACTCTTTGATCCATGCTGTAAGTTTTTCTTTGAGGATGCCGAGCTTCTCGGAGAGCAATGGGAGACCGTCGTTGATGATCCAGTTGCCCATCTTGACCAGAAGGTTCTTGAGCGCGTCTAAGGCGATTGGGATGCCTTCCTTGAGTCGGTCGCCGAGCAACTTGAGAACTCCGCCGAGACCTTCCTTGTCGAAGACTGCGGAAACTTTTTCAAACGCTGGGATCAAAACATTTGTGGCAAAGCCGACGATCTTTTCAAACGCTGGGAGAAGTGCTGTGCCAAGTGTTTCGGATGCCTCCCCAAAAGCGTTCTTCAGTCTGTCAAAGCGCCCGACCGCGCTATTAGAAAGTGCTTCCTGGCTTCCTCCAAAGTTTTCGTTAACAGCGTCCATTGCTGCAGCGAAGTCCTTGGATTTGATGATGCTTGCATCGAGTGGGACGCCGAGCTTCTTTAGCGCGCCCATCTGGCCTAGGTAGCCTTTTGCTAATGCGGAAGTAGTTGCCTCGAGAGGCTTACCTGTCGCTGCACTAATATCCATGGCACTTTTGAGCAGGTCAAAGGCTTTGGTCGAGTTTCCTGTCGCTCTAACGAGTGTGCCGAGACCGTTTCTGAGGTCGTCGTCGGCGACGCCAGTAGCCAAGGTCATTGACGAGATGAGATCCTCGATGGAACTGATTTGATCGTCGGTGGAGTTTGATGAGTTCTTGAGAGTCTTTGCTAGGACGGCTTGCCCTTGAGCGTCTTCTGCAGCTGCTTTGACTGACGCGCCGAGACCTGCTGCTATTGCTGCTCCGCCGATGGCTGCGAACTTGGCGACGTTCTTGAATACTTTGGTAGCTGAACCGCCAAAGCCTCCAATAGCCGAGTTAGCGAGGTCAATGCCTTTGCCGTTGAAGTCGGTAATAATCGGGATGTTGATAGCCATTAGCGCATTTCCTTCTCAACTTTGTCCATGACGTCCTCTACAAGTTTGACTATTCCGCGCTGGACGTCTGGGAGATGTTTGTCTGCTGTGGGCCACAAGATGAAACCTTTTTTGGCACGTAGGTTCTTGTTGAATGTTTTGCCAGGGTTCGCTTTTCCTGCTACTTCAAAGATCGCGCCTGCTGGGTTCGCCTGGGTTATGTAGATGACGCTTGAAGCGTTTTTGCGCGTAGAGGTTTTGAGTTTGACGCCCGAGCGGACTTTGCTCACTGACCACGGCAACAACTCGCGCCCATTGTTTGTCCAGAGTTTCGCCATACCCGACAGAGGCATCTCTGGATATTCGGCTTTAGCGTCGGCGACAAGTGGCGCTGCAATGTTTTTGGCTTCACGATTGAAGTCTTTGCGATACTCAGGATCTATTTTCCGTAACGAGATGATTGCCTGTTTCGCGCCTTTGATCTCTGATTTCATTTCGATCATCGTTAATCCTTTCGGCGTCTATTCAGTACATCTATCACAGTATTTAGATCTGTGTAAGTGAACTCGATGGATGGGGGCCAGTAGCCAGTCTCGACAAGTAACTCGGCGAGGCTGCGCCCTACTGATCCCCTTGTGTGGGGTTTGCTGACTCTGTTTCCAAGACTTCAAGATTGACTAACTTTTTGAGGAAGTCATCCAAAACGACTGGAGGGTTATGTCCTTGCTGTTTGGCTGCTTCGTGGGCGAGGTAGCCGAGCATCTCTATCGAGATACCGTTAGCGAGGTCGGACGCTTTGACTTTGTATTTCCGCTCGAGCTGCACAAGATGAAAAAGATTAGTTTCGACAACGTAATCTCCTTCTCCTGTGTTGATCTTGATGGATAGTTTCATGGGGTTTCCTTTGCACGGTAAGGGATGGGATTAGGGGGTGATGTCGCGAACCCAGGTGCCACCCGAGAAGCTGATTTCCATCACTTGGAGTTCGCCGACGGTGTAGGTGATTGGGTAGTTCGCGATCATGGTGTTGCTAATTGTCCACTCTGGATTGTCAGCTGCGATAGCGCCTGAGCCTTTTTTCACGACGATTGTGGTGTCGCCTTGACCGACTTCGCCAGCAATGACGGCTTCGACTTCTGATGCGCCGTATGAAACATAAAGGGTGATTGTCCCTTCGACAGTTTGCAACCCAGGCACCATACGCTCCCCGAGATCTCCGAAGGCGGTGCTCGTAAGGGGGTTACTGCCGAGAGTAAAACTCACCGAACTGGCCTGGTCAGTCAGATCGACGGTTGCAATTTTCAGTTCTGCTGGTTGTGATAAATAAGTTGTGGTTGCCATGATTTCTCCTATGGGTTTCTTGAGGTTCCCACACGAACGACTAGATCGTATGAGGGGATATCTTGTGATCCGATTGTCGTGACAGAAGGAGCGCCCGAGATGAGGGAGATCGCGCTGTTCATGATCGTGTCGGCTGTGGTGATGAGGTAGTCGCTAGCGTCGCTGTTGCCTGGGGGCGCTGCGAGGATCCTCACTCCGAAAGTAATTTCGGCGATGTTGCTGTTAAAGCAAGTGAACGTGGGGGGCTCGACAAATACAGTCATCGGGCGAGCGTTGCGTGCATCGGTGACAACTGCCAGCCCGAGTCCCGTGAGCGACGCTACAAGGGTGCTCTGGGCGCTTGCGAAGATGCCCGTAGCACTCATGCGACTTGACTCCGATTGACGCCGAGGAGACGGTTGATCTGTCCCATCGAGCCGACGGTTCCTGGAATGTTCATTGCTTCAAAACTGGCGAAGGAGTCCACGCTCCCACGCTCTCTAAATAACGAACCCGCCAGCATTGTCGTCGCCAATTTAACGTCCGCGCCTGGAACGACATTGAGTTGGTCAAAATAACCTGCCTCCTTACGTCGCCTAAACGCGAACGCGCAACTTGCCTCCGTGCAGGCAGTTACGAAAGCGGTATCGTTTGCCGTAGCGACAGCGATACCAAGCCATGAAAGAACATCAGCTGCGACGATCCATGTGCAGGTCTGAGTCCAAGTGAGCGTCCCAGTCGGGATCGCTGCACCACGTTCTAGATCTGTTCCAGCATCGTAGAAAATAATCTGATTACCGATGTAAACGTCGTAGTCAAAAAGGAGGTCGCCTTCGTCATCAACGCCTTCAAAATAGTAAGGGTTGACTGCATAGACCGTGTGAGTGCCGTTCAAGCCGTGGCCTAAGCCTGCAAGAATGATGCTTTGACCGATGCCGATGTCCGTGTCCTCGAGGGTCTGCACCACGGCGTAGTCGTTTAGTCGCTGGTGGTGAGTGACTGCGAATACTGCCATGGTGCAAACTTTCTCGAGTGGGGCTAAGGATTAGACGAAAGCGGCTTTGATGCTCTTTGAAGCGTCAATGACCTTGGCTGCAAAGTAACCGCGGAAAGCGATTTGGCGTGAGAGCTGTGAAGGCTGTTCAACGCTGATAGCGCCCTTCTGCTGCTCCCAGCACTCGATGCCAGTTGGATCCATAATGACCATGTCGGCTGCGCCAAGGTTGCGGTCAACTACGAGACGCAAACCGAAAGCAACTGCTGAGTCGGAGCCAGGTGTCATTGTGCCGTAAGCGTTCATCGGGCCGACCTGTGGGAACAACGGACGATCCTGACCGTCCACGAGTTGACCGAGGTACTGGAAGATGTTTGGTGACACAGCAAGAGCGGATGGCAAGTTGCCATTCGAGCCTGTGAGAATGTCTGCAGCTGCTACGTACATCCAGCGAACCCACTCAGCAGGATCCGTGATGGACGCGTTTGTGAAGTTGTTGCTGTTTGTGGTTCCGCTTACAAGTTCAGAGCAAGCAAGAAGATCGGTGCGATCTGCATATACGCGAGCCATGTCATCGAGGAGCGCGGAAAGCACTTCTGGCTGTGACCAGTCCATTGAAGCTTCGCTGATTTCAACGTAGCCACCTTGGATGGTTTTGGTGATCTGCACGTCATCCACAACGAAAGCCGAAGCTGTGATCGTGGTGTTTTGTGTAGCAGTTCCGATGGTGTTGTGTGTAGTTACAACTGGGCGGATGAAGATAGCGCCTGCTTGTGGCATTGCGCGAACGCCAGTTGCGTCGATAAGTGGGCGACGTCCTTGGAAGTTGTTGTAAACAGGAGCGATGATCGGGGTCGGGATGACGCCTGGGATATCGCTGGTTACAACGTCGGGAGCTGCTGCTCGGATGTTGTCGTTCATGACTGCGAAGTCGTGACCGCCACGAACGAAAGCCGAGATGTATTCGGCTGCCGATGGCAACTTGAACTCGCGTCGTGCTTGTGCGTAAAGGATTGGGCTTGTGGGGATTGTTGCCGACTCTGCTGACTCGGCCTTGATTGCTTCTGACACTGTTTCCTCCTCAGGGGTGTCTAGGGTTTCTTCTTCTATTTCGCTTTCCTCAGGATCGGCCGAGGCTGCGATTTCTGTGATTACTGCTTCCGAAAAAGCAGGAACCGCGACAAGCGAGAGCTCGATCATCTGTGCTTTTGACACGATCATCACTCCTGCTTTGTCAAACTTGAACGAGACTGGATTAGCGCCGACGCTAACCGAGTCATACGCGCCAGCCTGGAGCAAGGCAACAACGTCTGCCGATGCTCTTGTCTGGGCCAGCGTTGCTTCAAACTCGAGACCTGCATCGCTATCGGAAATAGAAGTGACTACTCCGCGAAGTTGGCTCATGTCGTGGTTTTCTAGCAGTTTTGCTGGTTTTTGATTTAGGTCAAACGCGCCACGTAGAAACTTTACGCGCTGACCTCCTGAGACAGTTGCAACAACGTCCCAGGGGACGGCGATACCGGCGATACGCGCTGGGCGGTTGTTGTCGCCTGCCTCGGCGATGATTAGATCTATGTCTGCATGAAATTGGATCATGATTACTCCAGATTGTTTGTGTCTGATAGTGGGTTGACTTCTGGTTCTTGCATGACTGAGTCGTGCATTTCGGGCGCGTAGAGACCGATGTATTCCTCAAGATCAAATTGGGTGTGGCGTCCTCGAGGAAGTACGTCGTCCATAGACAACCGTTCCTCTATGGCGTGAAGAAGTGGACGCGCTCCAAAAAGGATCAAGTCTTGGCGAGCTTGCTGTGCATTTGAGTAAGTCATTCCGCTCTGGTCAATAGCGAGCAAGTAGGCAGGAATGTCCATAAGGCGAGACAGTTCTTTTGTCTGATACTCGCGTCCTTCTACGAGCTGTAGTTTGCTCGGGTCTTGGTCAAAAGATTGGAAAGTCACGAACTCATTGAGAGCGCCGATCGCATTGGAGCGACGATTAGCAGCCCAGGCTGCAGCCATCTCTCCGAGCTCTTCGCCCGACATTGGCTCTCCGCCTTTTTGCTGAAGATAGCCAGCTGCGATTTCATTTGAAGCGAAGCGCTCTGCTGACTGATCCAGTTTAAGCGAGATCTGTATGGCGCGACGGCCCGAGTAAACGACGCCGAGGTTGCCGTTAAGAAACTGGATCACGTTGCTCGTGTCAAGTGGGAGACCGTTGAACTCAAGTTCCTCTGCTGGCCCGAACCATTCCGGGGGCTGATTTTGAGGACTTTGAACGAGGTTCGCTGGGAGCCATTGGAAAGTCGCAGGAAAGCCTGTGCTGTAACGCGAGGTCACAGCCCAAAAAGCGCGACCGTAAAGGATTAGATCCTTCGCGGTTTTCGCCATGATGAAATTACGAGTGACCTTAGGGTCGGGCCGTGTCATCCATGACTCGCCCTCCACATAGATTTTTTCGTATTCTTCGCCGTTCCATTGGAGGACGTAGCTCTTCATGTCGAGGGTTCCCACCACCGTCGACAGCAGCGAAACCGCGCGAGTGATGGTGGGTACAGATAGTGCAGCTTCTTCAAACGCCCCTACGGTGTAAGAATAAAACTGGCCTATCTGCGACGCGCCAGAAGCAGCTCCTAGTGGGGCGGAGTTATACGCTGGCGCGGTGATCTTTTTACCGAAGAGAGGCATTACTTGGAGTCTCTACCTAGCGTGTAACAAAAGCAAGCACCACGGCAAAAGATAGAAAGTGATCACCTACCGAAGGCGATAGCTGCTCTTGCCTTTTGAGTCGGCTTCGCTACGAGTGCAGCTGCAAAGATCATGCACCTCGCCATAGTGATCGGGCCGCTGCTCTTCTGGCTGCTGATCGTGTACCCAGACTGGGTCTTGACGCCCACCGCTCTGTTGACGTGCTCGAGGAGCATTTGCTCACCGGTATGCACAAGGCGTCCCTCGTTGATGAGCTGACGAATGGTGCTTGTGTGGGTGACAAGTTCGCCATAGCCGACGTCTATTTTTTTCTTGTCTAGATCCATCGGGGCCATCTGGAATAGCG